AGAAATTCGGCGCTGGACGGTCAATCCTGCTCGACAAGAACAATGTGATTATAGCCGGGAACAAGACTGCGGAAACTGCCGGGCAGGTAGGGTACGATAAGGTTCGCATCGTGGAAACTGACGGCAAGGAGATAATCGCCGTCAAACGTACTGACCTCGACATCAATGATCCGGCCGCTCGTGGTCTGGCTATTGCCGATAACAGAGTCGGGGAAGTGGACCTCGAGTGGGATGCCGTGAACCTTCAGAAACTCAAAGACCAGGGCGTTGAACTTGAGGAATTTTTCAGGCCGTCCGAATTGTCGAACCTGCTCGATACTAGATCCGGACCAGGAACAGTCGAACACCTCGAGCAAATGGAACTTGCGGCTTTTGAAAAGTACGATTACGTTGTGATTGTGGCAAAGAACGACATCGACCTTGCCAGGCTGCACACCGTTCTTAAGATTGACCGTGTCGAAACATCGTTTGTTTCCGGGAATTCAAAACCAGGACTTGGAAGGATAGTGGATTGCAAACGCCTTTTCGATCTACTCGATAACGCTGTCAAATAATCCTGTTTTCCTGGGGTTCAAAGCGTGCAACTCATCTTCGAAAAAGTCAGTTTTGTTCTTTCCAAGGGCTCTGCCGCGGGCTGTATGGACATCGTGGGCGTATGTCGGTATCGCAAGGCGTTCGACTTCCGTTACGCTTTTGAGGTATTCCTGAACGGTTTTATCGTCGATTTTGTGGCGATCATAGATAAAGTTCTGAAGATGGTCCGAATCCCGACACTTTTTTGCCTCGCAAAGCAACAAAACAGCTTTGCTTATGAAAATCCTGCCTTTTTCGAACGGCTTTCCCTCGTTAACCAGCAAGAAAGCCTTGAAAAGCGCCTCAATCTCCTGAGTAATCAGGCCGGCACAATCCTCGGCAGAAATCACGAAAAGACGTTTCCAGACATATTTCCAGTATCCCGAATGGTACAACTCAAGCGCGAAAAATCCAGCGGTTGCCGGGTCATTTCTGCGAACAGCCTTTTGAAGCGAACTCGTAACCTCATAAAAATCGTATCCCTGTTTTGTCCTAATGTCGTTGTGTATCATATCGTAACCCCTTGTGTTACATGGTAAATGGCATAAGGATAATATAATAAATGTATAATGGAAATGCAAGAAAAATTATAATAAGTCGCGGCCGTGCCGACTCCATTATCTCGCACCTTGTTTTCCCGGATGCTGAATTGTGGTGCCCAAACTCAGAAACAGAATCATATCGGCATACCGGCCTTGCAATTACCGCGGTTCCTGACGACGTGTGCGGACTTGGAAATGTCCGCAACTACGTTCTTGACAATTGTCCTGAAGATGTCGTGGTCATGATCGACGACGATATTAAGAAAATGTGGTGTAATGTCGGCGAAACTGGCCGGCACGAGCCGAACCCTTCGATCCTGGTTGACAATCTTGCGATCATGGCTCAAGACCTCGGCGTTTCATGTTTCGGATACGATCAATCCTGGGACGTCAGAAAATACAAACCATCGAAACCGTTTTCTTTCACAGGATGGATCGGCGGCGTGATCGGAATTGTCGGGAGGAAACACCGCTTCTTGACATCGTACTTCAAGGTCGACGTAGACTTTTGCTTGACTTGCCTATTATATGATCGTATAATTTTGGTGGATAACCGATACGCATTTGTTCAAGAACGGCGAAACAACACTGGCGGAAACTCGATCTATCGAACTAAGGCAAGGTACCAGGCTGACACCGAGTACATCATCAAGAAGTGGGGAAATTATTTGAATTATAATATATCGGACACCGGCGAATTGACTCAGGTGAAGGTGGAAAGATAATGGCTCAACCCGGAGTAAAATATATACCGTCAAAAAAAGACAAAATTGACGTTTACAATCTTGCCTGTCAGGGTGCCACAGATAAGTTGATTTGCGAAACGCTCAACATAGATAGGGGAACATTCAAGCGTAACCTGCATCTCTTTTCGCGGTATTTAAAACGAGGCCAGAGGATTTACAACCTGCACCTTTACCGAGAATTGCCAGATGTGGTTTCGGCACTGCTGAGAAGATGCACCGGCTACGAATACGAAGAAGTTTCCACGAAGCAAAAGGGCAAGGTTGTTAATGGTGTACTTCTCAACGGTGACATCGAACGAACGGTAACTAAAAAATTTATTCCACCTTCAGACGTAGCTCTTATTTTCTTTTTGTGCAACCGCGACAAAATCAACTGGCAGAACACTTATAAATTTGATCACTCGAATGACGGGAAACCATTTAAAACCGAACGTCCTGTTTTTCAGGTCATTGATACTAAAACAAAAGAGCTCTGCGAAAGTATAGTTGCCGGCAATGGCCGGGAATCACAGAAACCGCCAGAACTTCCGGCAGCACAGACTATGGCTCCTGACGGAAAATGATAACCATAACAACCAACGTTTTTACACGGAACCTCGATGCCTACCTTAATAAAAAAATACGCCGGGCCGTCAATCAGGGCGGAACATCTTCGTCAAAAACATTCTCTATTATCCAGCTGCTTATTTTCATCGCGATACATTCTTTATTTCCAATTCTCATATCGGTCGTTTCTGAAAGCGTGCCACATTTGCGCCGTGGCGCTCGGAGAGATTTTTTTAAAATACTCGGGGAAAGTTTTGAGGACAAGCGCTGGAATAAAACAGAACATATCTACACTTTCGCCAATGGCGCACAGATTGAATTTTTTTCAGCCGATGACGCCTCAAAACTTCGGGGCGGACGTCGCGACATTCTTTTCCTCAATGAGTGTAATAATGTTTCCTACGACGGATATATGGAACTCGACATCCGCACGCGACTTTTTACCTTCATGGATTACAACCCTGTTGCTGAATTTTGGGCGCACGAAAGAGTTATTCCATACGATGAAAATGCTTTTATTCACAGTACTTATCTTGATGCCGTCCATGTTCTTGATCCAGCCGTCGTGCGGAATATCGAATCGAACAAAGACAAGGACCCGAATTGGTGGAATGTCTACGGCCTGGGGAATGTGGGAAAAATTGAAGGGCTGGTATATCCGTTCTTCACAATCATTGACGCCTTTCCCGCACTTTCCAGTTATCAAGAGATATTCGGTCTGGATTTTGGTTTCACAATTGATCCAACAGCTTTTACAAGAAACCGTATCAATGAAAAAAATCTTTACAGTGAGGAACTTATCTATCAACGCGATATGACCAACACGGCAATCGCAAAAAAATTTGAGGAAATTGGAATACAAAAAAACCACGATGTCATTATCGCGGACAGCGCAGAACCCAAAAGTATTGAAGAAATCCACGACTATGGATATAATATTATCGGCGTTGAAAAGCCGTCCGGCAGCGTCGAGTTTGGACATCAGAAAGTAAACCAGTACAAGCAGCACTGGATAAGGTCATCAACAAATTGTATTAAAGAGCAAAGAAATTTTATGTATATTAAAGACAAGAACGGCAAGTTCACTGAGAAAACGACGCATTATTTTTCTCATGGCATGGACTCGCGGCGGTATGCGATTGCTGGTCTTGGAAACATAACAGGATACGACCTTACCGCAATGTCAAACTGGGATTAAAATGCCAACCACCTTCATTTATGCCCTCTGTGATCCACGAACCCTCGAAGTCCGGTATGTGGGAAAATCCAACAATCCCTATGAACGTTACTGTCAACATTTGGTTGAAAAAGGAAATACCCATAAATGTTTTTGGATTTCTACACTGTTGAAAGTCTGCCTCAACCCTATTCTTCAAATCCTTGAGCAATGCGATATTTCTGAATGGGAAAAACGGGAGATTGAACAGAAGCTACACGGCAAAAAATAAGAGAATCAATAAGTAAAAAATGGCAATTACCCGAATACAGAAAGCACATGATTGATGTGCATAAAAAGGACAGTTCAAAATGAAAAACAAAACAGTAGATCATTTTCGATCCGACTCGTGGTCTAACTTGGTTACAGGTTTGGGGGTTCTTGGCCGCGACCGCAAAGAGTCAACAACATTCTCTTCCGAATACCGCCTTAACGAACAGTTATGCAGGAATTTATTCACTTACAGCGGCCTCGCGCGCCGAATCTGTGAAATGCCGGTTACCGACGCTTTCCGAAAATGGTTCACACTTGAAGGCGACACCGACAACTTGATTCTTAACGAATGCAAGCGCCTTTCCGTCAAACAAGAAATGTCTCGCGGCTGGTCATGGTCAAGGTGCTACGGGGGCACACTTGTTGTTGTCATGGCAAACGATGGAAGGTTACTGGATGAACCGCTTGACGAAAATAACATCCGGGACATTGAAAGGCTGCGCGTGTACCACCGCTGGCGAGTGTCCAGGATGTCGTATTATCTCGACGAAAACGATCCGAAGTACGGAGAAACGGAAACGTTTTTAATCGCACCAAACCAACCTTTCCAGAGAAGTTTTTTCGTGCATGAAAGCCGATGCCTGGTATTCGACGGCGTGGATGTGGCGCCGGAAATCCGCGTGGGGAACCAGTGGTGGGGAGATTCGGTTTATCAATCTATCTATCAGCGGCTACGCGGCCTGGGAGAAAGTTATCTGAACGTTGAGCATATCATCGGGGAATTTCTTTTGATGATTATGAAAATCAAGGGGCTTTCCCAAAAGCTGGCAGAAAACAAAGAGAGCGAAGTCATTAACCGCATTGTCATAAACAACATGACGCGGCACCTCATGGGTGGGTATGCCGTTGACCTCGACGGAGAAGACGCTACCCGCACGAGTGCTACGACCACGGGGCTTAAAGACCTCATTGAGGTGCTGATGATGGGGCTGAGCGCCGACGTGCAAATTCCTATCCGCAAGCTGTTTGGTTCCCCTATTCAGGCAGCGGGGCTCGGCAAAGATGGCGACCAGGAAACCAACGACTACAACGAGTGGGTAATAGGCCAGCGGGACAAGCACGCGCAAAATCCAATGGAGCGCCTTGTGCGCCTTATCCAGTTACAAAAGGCGGGGCCGTTCGGCGGCCAGGAATTGCCGAACTGGAAACTGATCTGGGCTCCTATCCAGGAAGACAGCCTGGCGACGCAGTTGGACAATAAGGGCAAGCAGGCAACAATTGACCGCGCACACTTCGACATGGGTGTGCTCGATCCGCAAGAAATCAGGGACGCACGTTTCGGCGGAGATTCTTTTTCATACGACATGAAACTGCAAGGCAAGGAAGCTCCGGAAGCAGAGGAAGAAGAGGAAGACCCTGGGAAATTGACGGAAGCAAATTAACCTTTAACCGGAGGTGAAGGATGACGGAACAGGAAGAAAAAGAATTGAGGGACGCCGCTGCGCTGGTCAAGGACGCCCTGCCGCAGATCGAGCTCGTGGCAAAACAGTTGCGGGAAATTCTTACCGAAAATGCCGACATCAAAGAAAAATTCCGCACTCTGCAAAACCGGGTGAACAACGTCCTGCTGCTGGGCGACACCGTGAAGGAACTCAAAGAAGTTGTTGACGGCCTGGTAAAAAAGCAGGGCAAGAAAAAGAAATGAACGTACTTCTCCAACATGCACTCCGGCACATAAGAAAACCAAAGCGCTTTCCCCGCGCGCCGGTATTGCGTTCCCCAGATCGACTTTGGAAGGATTACCGCGACCAGCTGCAGGCCGAAATTGTGGATAAATGGAAGGAGGCGGCTAAACGCCTTATCATCGAAAAACTGCCTGGTATTCAGCGCCTTGTCGAGATTGAGCGTCCGGGCGGCATGCGCACCGACTCTTGGCCGGATGAACTTACCCGCCAATTATCGCTACTTTCCAACGAATACGACGTCATATCCAAACAGTCAGCCGACATTGCAAACGGTACCTTTATGGCCGTTAACGGCGTTTCGCACCGTCAATGGTACGAGATAGCCAAGCGGGTCATGGGAGTGGATGTCTTTTCGTTTGAACCGTGGATAGCCTCAGAGAGCAAGGCGTTTGTTCACGTCAACGTGGATTTGATAACCAAAGTACAGTCCGACGTGCAGAGTGACATATCCCGGATAGTCATGGGAGGGTTCCAACAGGGCAAGCGGTGGGAGACCCTGGCGGACGAAATCACCGGGAGTACAGACCTGGGCCCGGGAGTTTTCGACAAGGTGGAAACGCGGGCGGAATTGATTGCCAGGGACCAGACCACAAAACTCTATGGGAACCTCGCAGAGAAGCGGCAGGCCGGCGCGGGAATAACTCGCTATATTTATCGGACGATGGAAGATGAACGTGTCCGCGGTGATCCGTCGGGCAAGTACCCGAACTCAAAGCCTTCTCATGCATGTATGGACGGTAAGGTGTGCCAGTGGGATGATCCGACCGTTTACGCCGATACAATTGAGGCGGCAGACAAGGGTAAATGGAAATCAAGGAAAAATATAGAAAAAGGCCCCGGCGTTGAATTACATCCGGGGCAAGATTATCAATGCAGATGCTACGCAGATCCCGACTTTTCGACGATATTTGCTTAATCATTCAACCGGAGGGAGATAAACGATATTTTATTACTATGCAGAGAAACATAATGACCCCCCCCATCCATCACCTCGTTTGGTGCACACCGAACAACTTCTTGCCGAAGTTCTACGCTTTCCGCGCGTCGTGGATGCGCTGCAACCCGGCCTGGGATTTTCGTTTCTGGCGCCTCGAAGATTTGCCCTACGATAAGTTTCCGCCCATCTGTGCTGAAATGCTGCGACATCCTGACCTGCACTGGGTTTTAAAATCGGACATTGCGCGCTGGTTGCTCGTGTGGTTTTATGGCGGCATTTATTCGGACACTGACGTTGAATGTTTGAAACCGATGGATATTTTTTTAAAGGACATCGCTTTCTGTGGGAAAAGTATCACTCCCGGAATAGCAGGAAACGCCGTCGTGGGTTCCGCAAAAGGGTATCCGTTATTTTTACAAATTGCCTGCGCTCACGCTGAAAAAATAAAAGGCAACTTGGCGGATGCAAATAAAAACATCGTTGACTACGGCGTCAACTTGGCCGGGAAAATGCTGCTTGACTGCGACAAGATTTATCCGCAGGAATATTTCTATCCTGTTTCCTGGGGGCAACGCAAAGAGGGAAAGGTGATAAGTCCCGAGCAATATCCGAACGCATACTGCATACATCACTGGTCTGGCATGGATGATGACGGCTGGTATCGGGAAACGATTGGAAAACGGAAATGAATAAGCCTCAAATAATTCCAAAAATAATTCACAGAATATGGATAGGGCCAAAACCACTTTCTGAAACAGCAAAGCAATTTATTAAAATGCAAGAGGGAACTTGCCGAGAATATGAAAGTATTTTATGGGATAATTATAAGACAGAAAAACTTTATCCATTCATGCTTAATATGTCAAGCACAATCCTGCAAGACGCTGATGTGCCGGTTGTTGCCAAAACAGATATATTGCGCTTTGAAATATTGAGGTTGTTTGGTGGAATTTATCTTGATACCGACATTGAAACATTAAGAAACTTCGACGAGTTGCTTGACGTTCCCTTCCTGATAGCCTTTGACGGAGAAACCTTATGCGGAACAGGAGTGCTTGGCGCAATATCCTTTCATCCCTTAACTTTTGACATGCTGAAAGTATCAGGAGATAAATACAAAAGTTACGGAGCGCCGAAAACCGTCAAGGAAATAATGAACTTTTGCGGTCCGTCACTGTTGTTTAGATTTTATAAAAAATATCAAATATCTCCTATCTCTAAAAATAATTTTTATCCTGACCCACGATCCGCAAGGATTCCCAACACAATACATTATTTTCAAGGTTGCTCAGAAACAGGATGGACGCGACGGGTGGTTATGTCGCAGGAAAACCAGCAATGGGATAACTTTACTTACACCAAAAGCCTGCTTACCAATCATAAACTAAAATACCCATTTCCGGGATTCAATTTAATAAGTCGAAGCCACGCACAGTCCTTGCAGGACATATTTGTTTTGTCAGTTATGGGGGGCGGCAAAGGATCATTTTTAGAAATAGGAGCTTACGACCCGGTCTTTATGTCTAATACATTTCTGCTTGAAAAGACATTTGGCTGGAAGGGCACGTCAATAGAAATCGAAGATGTGAAAAACAAGTTTATTCAATCTGGGCGCAAGGGCGATTTGATAATTGGGAACGCCCTTAAAATAGATTATTGCTCTCTACTTAATGGGGTTGACAGGGTTGACTATTTGTCACTCGATATTGACCCAAACACCAAGACCCTCGAATGCCTTATTGAGATACTTAAATGCAAAACAAGGTTTTCAATAATTACTTATGAACATGATTATTACAATAGGGAACTGGCAACTGCGCGGGAATGCGAACTTGCGAGGAGTGAGAGCCGGAGAATTTTATCGGAAGCTGGATATATCCTTGTTGCGGGAAATATAGCTATAAACGATGTAAGGCAGCCGTTTGAAGATTGGTGGATCGACGGACGGCATTTTGGCGAAAAAACAGTTAGCAAGTTTTTCAGGGTTGATGACAAGCCAATTACTGCGAAAAATTATTTATTTGTGGAGATAGAAAATGATACCAAAAATAATACATCAAATCTGGCCGGGCATAGACCCAATGACGGAGCGGTTAGCGTCTTTCATGGCCGCAACCGCAAAGTATAGCCGAGAAAATGGATTTGATTATTGGTTCTGGACAATTACAGAACAGGGAAAAATTGCTCGAAAAAAAGACAATCATTACGAATTCATCGACTTAACAAATGAGGTGGATAAATTAATGTTTGCCATGATAAAAGACGAGAGATTACCCCTCGTGATGAAGGGGGACATTCTTCGTTTCGTTATTAATTTTATCTATGGTGGATTTTACGCTGACATTGATATAAAGATAAATAATATCAGAGACGAATTTTTGTCAATGCCTTATGTTTGTGGATACGAGAGGGACCGGGGGGCTGCTGGTCTTGAATTTCCAGAATTTGTTTTTAAAAGACCGCCAATACCCAAACCTCAAAAAGTGGTATGTACGGCATTTTTCGGCGCTCCGCCAAAATCACAAATCAACAAAGAAATGTACGAGTATATCCTGGACGTTTATGCCGACATGGTAAAAAGTGGGCGCTATCCGGCCCACATGTGGGATGTTTGCGATATTACAGTATGCCCACTTGTACGAATTATAAACAAATATCCAGAAGTAAACATATTTCCGAAAGAATATTTTTTCAATCACCCAACCCCTGTTGGTGATATGCCTTTTACAATACACCATTACAATGGGACACAACTTGGGGGGTGGACTTTTGACTGCTGCTCAAACGACCAATGCGAAGGATGCAGGGATAAAATCGGCTGTCCTGTTATGAGGCCAGGAAAGAAATAATATGCAAAAGATCGAACGTGAAAAATTTTATAGGAATAGTTACGAATTGCTTGATGGTTTGATAACACTCCTTTTGTCGTTACCTCCCAAGATAAGACACACACCAGCGATAGAGTTAGGTTCTTACATTGGGGAATCTGCAAGTGTTTTATCTCTATTCTTTGACGAGTTGCATTGCGTTGACCCATTGGAAGACGAAAAAACAAAAGCATCTTTTATAAAAAATACAGAGGGAAGAAATATTTATTTAGTTAGCAAAAAGACAGACGACGCGGTCGGAGAATTTCCCGAATCGTTTTTCAGCCTTGTTTATATTGACGCTGTACATACTTACGATGCGGTAAAGAAAGACATTTTAAATTATTACTCCAAAGTAATTCCGGGCGGATATGTCGGCGGACATGACTACTACGATAGCGATGGGATACTTGTAAAAAAGGCCGTGGATGAAATGTTTGGGGAGCCTGATTTTGTTTTCACTGACACGTCGTGGCTCGTAAAGAAAACGCCTGGACGGTTTAAAAATGAAGGCCATTGAAGCTACCGAAATCGTTGCGCGACTTTTAAAAACTTCGGTGGAAGACCGTAAGCACACCGGCAGTATTGATATTCACGCCGAATGTTCTCAGGGCGGGATATGCAAAATACAGTTTGCCTTGTCAGAAAAAAAAGTGACCATCTTTGAATTTACCCGAGCGTCCGAACTTGATCTGCCTATCGTACAAAAATCCGGTTAGGAACGAACCGCATGCTGTTTTGGTTTTGAATAAGCCTGCCATTGACCAAATAAGACCTCTCCAGAACGTTTCTAACCAACATCGACGACACCCGAGGGTGTATGGTTGATGTGGTTGGTTTCAGCGAATTAAAAAGGTCGCGGATCGTAGAGGGCCAATTATCAAAACTAAACGCATATTTGGCGTTCCCCACCAACATAAATATTCCCCAGTTTGGCCCCTGGTAAAAACCTAAAAGCGTGTCCTCGTTTTTTCCGTTTGATCTATGCATAGTCAACAACGAATCCAAACCTCCAAAACTGACTTTCCACCCGGCATTAGGATTTCCGTCCTCATTCAAATAATTGTACTCAGGGAAATTGTGAAGGTTGGTGGATATTTCTACCAGCATCGTGTCGGGTGTTTGGGCTATGGAGGGCCACGCCTTACCAATTCGGAAAGCCTGGAATGTTTCGCTAATACCGGTGTAATTTATTTCGTGAAATTGAAGGATATCACCAAAATAGGGAACAGTGGTGTCATGCAGCTCTGGTATTTGCGAGAACGCCGGGCCTGCCAGGAACAGTAGGACGAAAATCTTTTTCATAGTGCCCTCCGGTTAAGTGTGAGCTAAAATCTGTCCCTTAATAGTGCAGAATTTCGTATAGCCTTACTTCATGGGAAAACCCGCTAATCGTTTTCATTTCCACTGTGCCTATTTTGTAAATTACGGTTCCCGAAGGTAGTATTCGCCACAACGGAGTGCCCTCGGTTAGCGTCGCGGCTGCTTTTGCGCTTTTGATTTTGAAAGCAATGGGATAGTAAAACAATCCGTCAGGGCCAGACCATTCGCCCTTGTACTGAAATATGAGATACCCGTTTACGACCTGAATTAGCTGGGCATAACTTGCAAAATTACTTCCGCCCGCATCTGGACTGACCGTCATTGTGTCGCATAATTCCGCGCGTCCCTGCATTGCCAAAGCGCACAAAAAAATCAAAATCATCTTTCTCGTATTCATCGGAACCCTCCTTAGTTGTTTGTATAATAATAGTATAATATTATTAAAATGGAAATGCAAGGAAATTATTGCATTATTCATATTTTATGATCTCCTACGAGAGAAAACCACGGGCCTTGTGCCCGTGGAGCATTCACTGTTATATTTAACAACATGGAGGTAAGGTATGAATTCCCGCAATTTTAATTCTAACGCCGGGATAATCGTCTCGGCTAAGACAGCATTAAAAAGACTGCTCGGAACTTTTTGTTTTCGGCACGCAAAGGTTTCACGCACGCAACAGAAGCCCGCCGAAGCGGAGAGACGGATTGATCCCGTTGTTATAGCTCCGATTATTTGTCCTATTATTGTTTTGTATTCTCGGCCTACCCGTCCCACTTGGAGAGAGCCGTCAGGTCGTATTTGTCAGGAGATTGCTGATCTCTTAAATCATGCACGCGAGATTTTATACCCACCCAAGTCTTAAGCATTTCCTTTATTTCATTTTCTTCTAATTTTTTGTTCTTATCAATTTGCCGAAAAAGTGCGGTTGTTAATTGTGCATCTACGATTTCATTCGTAAGTTCTCTTAAATACTTCTTCGTTTCCTGATCCATAATCTTTCCCTTCTGTTAATTGTTTTAATAAGCGTACAGGCCGCATATTCCGTTAATTGTGTGGCTATAACAGAATTTTTGTAATAATCGTTTGTGCAGAGCAAACGTATTATTACATTATTAGAATTAAAATTGCTCCTTTGGTTTGCGGGGCGGCCAGGACAGCGCGGATAGCTTGGAAAGGAATATTATTTGTCATAATTTTTGTGTGGGCGCCGCGTGATTAAAAAAAATAGTTGACATTTTAATTTTTTGACGTTATATTCTAATCAACGCGACAGTAGCACCCTAATTCGATGACCTCCTTTTGAGGGACCATGAATGGGTTTCAGGCCAAAAGCCTGGAGCCCATTTTTTATTTTGGGAACCAAATGCCAACCATCAAAAAAGACGTAGCCCGCATAGATAAGGCCCGCATTGTCGGGTCAATCAAGCAAACCGATGACGGATATTTGCAGGGCACCGCGGTTGTTGCGCGCTCGGGCATCCTGGAATACTACGAGTGCGGAAAGATTGTTCGCGAACTCGTAGACCCGGAAGAACTCGCAAAAGCCGACTCCGTAAACACCCTGAAGATGAAGCCGGTCACGAATAACCACCCCTCCACACGAAGCGTCAATCCTGACAACGTAAAGCAGTTTCAAGTAGGTTTCACAGGAGAAACGACTCAATGCGACGGCCAACTTCTTTCTACCTCCATCACAATCAACGATAAAAACGCCATTGCCGAAGTGAACGGCGGCAAGCGCGAACTCTCTGCCGGATATGTCTGTGACGAAATCGAAGAACCCGGAGTGTGGCAGGGCCAGGCATACGACCGCAGACAGACAAACCGTCGCTACAACCACGTCGCTATCTGCGACCTCGGGCGCGCCGGGAATGTGGCAAGCCTTCACCTTGACGCCGCCGACGTTTACGAATGTGGAGAGCCGAATTTCAAAGAAGACGGTGGCCCAGGAAGTGGACGGCATCCTGAATTTGGAACGAGAGTGACCGCAAAAAAAACAGGTTTAAAAGGAAGAATAACTGCAAGACATGGAGGAGACAGATATACAGTTCAACATGGCGAAGGCGAAAATTCATTCCATTCAACTTATCACGTAAGCGAATTGACAATTCATAAAGACTCAATAGATAATTCACCTTTTGAAAGGAGCCGACCAATGCCCGTTCCCATAACCATTAAAGGTATCGTGTATAACGATCAGGCACCGGAAGTCGCCGCAGCCTTTGCCGAATCTCTGGCGACCATCGAAACGCTGAAAAAAGACAGCATCACCGCTGTTGCCGCTGTCCAGACCAAGCTCGACGCAATGACCGCGGAGCGCGACGCGACCAAAACCAAACTCGATGCGGCCAATACCGAAATCGCCGCACTTCCCGGAAAGATCACCGCAGCAGGCAAGGCGCGAGCGGAACTCGTTGCCCAGGCAAAACCGCATTTGGACGTTGCCGAAGTCGAGAAAATCGACAGCCTTTCCGACGCGGAAATCATGCTGGCCGTTGCGACCAGGGCGTTCCCGGAAGCCAAGGACAAAATTGCCGCCGTAAAAAAAGAAGACCTTACCGCTGTCAAGGTGTGGTATGACGCCGCACTCTCGACTGTCAAGAACGACGTTGTTGACCAAGCTGCCGCAGCAAATCGCAGGGCCATTAACGATCCCAAAAATGACAGCACCGAGCACGTTTCCGGGTGCAAGTGCGACGCCTGTGTGTCGAAGGAAAAACCCGACATCAACGACATGTGGAAGAAAAACATAAAGGACTCCTTCACCAAAAAGCAGGAAGCCAAGTAACTTTTAAGAAGCAATAAACAGAAACCAAAACCCTAAAAAGGAGAAAGAAAATATGAACATCCCGCAGACCTCTTACCAAATGTACTTCGAGCCTGCCATACTCGGAATGCAGGCGCTCGCGTCGGAACTGGCCCGGAAGATTTCTCGCATAGCTTCGGGCATCATCTACTACGGCCGCGTGGTAGTCCAGAGTCGGTTGTACGACAACGTTTGCCGTATGGCCCGCTCAAACAAATTCACCATCACGGTATCCGGAACTACAATGAGCGCCGGCCTCATGGTGACAACAATCACGCACGGTACCGCAGCGGACGGCGAAGTGGCGGCAGTAACCACCACCGACGTAATCAGCACCGCATGGGTGACCAACCTTGCGGCTACCATGATACAGCACGCGGCGAACATTGCTGCGGCTCTTGGCGACTGCTATTCGTGTGTTCGCGCCGCTGCCGTTATCACCTATATCGGCGACGGTGAAGATGTAACCGCGGTTGCAACGACTTTCACAGGCGCAGGCTCCGGTGACGACGCATCCGCAGTGGACGCGATAAGCTCGCAAGATGCGGGCGCTGACATTCTCGGAATATCCTATCTCACTCACGATAGGCAGCAGCAGATCGACGGCACGACCTACTACATGGACAAAGAACCCGTCAACATCATGCAGGGCGGGACCGTGTGGGTGTATGGTGAGGAAGCGCTTTCACCTGGCGACGCCCTGTACGCACGGTTGGTCAACAACTCGACGAAATATGCAGGATATATCGGAAAATCATCCGATTCATCCAAGTGCGTTGCATTTACGGGCGCAAAAGCAATGGCGACCATCACGGCAGCGGGCCTTGTGCCGGTGACCGTCAATTTGCCCCAGTAACGGTGAAGTCAAAAGCAGGATTTTAATAAACAGAAAACAAAACCTAACCAAAGGAGCCCGAATATGCCGAAGCAAGTGATCAAGACCGACTTCATCGGTTATCTCAAGCAGAAACTGGACAGCATCGACTCCAACCTGTCGGTGTTCTTTCAGCGCCAACTCGAATTCATCGAAAGCGAACTCAATTTCGTCGAATACGGCGAACTCAAATCCTTCAAACACATTCCCATCGAATCACTCGGCGGAGACAACCTGTGGTACACCTGGCGTCTGTTTGACAGGGTGGGAACGTGGAAAATAGGCAGCGACGACGCCGACGACATTCCCGAAGTCAATATCATGGGCTCGGAACTGCCGGTTCCCATCAGGATGCTTACGGGCGGATTCAAGTACAACGTCCGCGAGCTCCTGGCAGGCAAGCAGGCAGCGGCCAATCATCCCGATCAGCCTTCTATGCAGATCGAAATGCAGAAAGCCAAAGCGTGTTTCGAGGCTTACCAGCAGTTGGTTGACAAGATTGCCTGGTTTGCGAATGCAAGCTCAAAAGCCTATGCCGGCCTGACAGGCGTTTTCTACAACACCTATATCGGCACAGTGGCGGCAACGGCGGGTGTCACGAACTCGAACACGCATACCACATGGTTCGGTTCAACAGCAGGCGTCCGTATCAAGGACCCAATAGATATTCTGACTGACCTCGACAAACTTCTCACGTCAATCAGGGTTGCGACTCTCGACCGATACGCAGCCGACACGATCCTCATGCCTATCGAGCACTACAACATGCTCGTGAATACTCCGCTGTCTGCACAGTATCCGCTTATCAATATCATGCAGAAGTTCCGAGAAAATCACCCTGAAGTGACAATGGTTGACACGCTTGTCAACGCAAAAAGTGTACCTGCGGGCGGGAGCATATCGACTGCAAGCGACATAATCCTGGCGTTCAAAAAAGACCGGGACGTTTGCAAGCTAATACTTCCCAGGACGTATACCATGCTTCCGATACAGGAGCGTGGATTCAACTACATCGTTCCGTGCTACTCGACGACAGCGGGCGTTATCACGAAAAAGCCGAAGGCCATGGCAATGCTCACCGGGACTTCCCTTGCGGCAACCGGAACATAAAGGCAGGAGGTAAGCACACGAAATTATTAGCGGGCGGTAAAGGGCCGCCCGCCTTTTCTTTAACCACATAACACGGAGGGTACTATGATAGTAAACCGCAAAGCCCCTAACGATCACATCCTTGAAGGAGTTACTTTTCATCCGGGCAACCAATTCATTTCAGACGACATCTACCGATCAAAACTCGAAAAAAACCAGGATTTTAAAAATCAACTCAAGGCCGGGTTAATGTCCGTCGTTACTCCACCCGACGACATTTCCGCCGACCTGCTGAAGCCGGGCAAAGACGGAAAGCTTCCCGAAGTAAAAAAGAACCTTGCGGAAACCGTCGCTTCTTTGCCGGAAGAAAAAGCAATCTCCGTTATCGGGGAAATCATCGACGGTGTTGACCTCAAGGAAATTATCAGGAATGACAAACGCCGGGCCGTCATTGCGGCAGCTGAAAAACAGCTTGAGGAACGTCAGCAGACCATGGACAATAAGGCGCCGCATTTACCGAAAACGAATCCAGGAAACATGGAATTCGGCGGATCGGAAGGGACTTTCAAAGAATGAGCGTAAGTTCCCTCATAGCGGCTTTGGCGCCGGACTATGCAAGCGACTCTCGCCTATCTACCTTTACGAGTCTTGCGACGCAGCAGACGAGCCGTAGCCGCTTTGGGGTGAACTATGAGCTTGCGATAGCTCTCCGGGTATGTCATTTAATTGCGCGCAACCCCCTTGTCGGAGCGGGTAGCTCTGGGGCCGTGACATCGGCAACAGAGGGATCAGTTTCGCAATCTTATTCTATCCCGGCCGACTTACAGAAGCGCTACGGGGATTTGTGCAGTACAGCTTTCGGAATGCAGCTGGCACAACTCATGGATGGCAACATCGTTTCGCACCTTGCCGTTGGTTCCGGCTCAATGGATAGTTTGATTGACAGGCAAGGGGACAATATTTAATGTTGCGGCCACGCCTTGAAGTGGTGGAAAAGTCGAACTTGTACGATAAATTCAAGGAAGATCTTTTACAGTTGTCGGGCGGATATGTAAAGGTGGGTTTTCCGGAAGGGAAAACACCTGGCGCGCAGGGCGATCCCGGACATAAACACCCGAAGGGAAAACAACCGAAGCCCTACGCCAACATGAGCGAAGTCGCGCGCATCGCTGTCTGGAATGAGTTTGGGGTTCCTGGGAAGCATGGCAAAGGAATACCATCGCGTCCATTTTTCAGAAATGCCATTGATGGAAACAGAGAGGCGCTAAATGATTTTAAGGGGAAAATATACAATCTGTTTCTCAATAAGAAAATTACTCCGCACCAGGCACTTGAGGACATCGGGCTTTGGATGCAATCGAAAATCAGGGAATCAATTTTAAAGGGTTCCTGGAAACCGAATACGCAGAGGACAAGAGACAAAAAGGGATCATCGAAACCATTGGTGGATTCGGGCCAGCTCGTGAACAGTCTTACATTTATTAATTCGTTAGATAAAAAATGAATACCACCTTTATTTATGCTCTTTGCGATCCGCGCACTCTCGAAGTGCGATATGTAGGAAAGGCGGATAACCCATATCGCAGATATTGTCAACATTTAGTTGATAAATATCCTTGCTACAAAACGCATTGGATTACATCTCTTTTAAAACAAGGCTTTAATCCAATACTGCAAATTCTTGAGCAGTGCGACGAATCTGTTTGGAAAGAACGGGAACGTGACTGGATTGCGTTCGAGCGTAAATCTGGATGTTGTTTAACAAATAAGACAGAAGGCGGGGAGGGGTATTCTTTAGGACATGAAGTTTCAGATAGTGCAAGAAAAGCAATAAGTTATTCTCGCTTGGGGAATAAAAACCCAATGAAAAATCCAGAAATAGCAAAGAAGGCAAGTGTGTCATTTTTTAAAAAAGGATTTTCTCCTTGGAATAAAGGAAAACATTGGACTACAGACCAAAAAAATAAATTAAGTGATGCTCATAAAGGAATTTTGCTTAGTGACGCTCACAAAAAAGCGATAGGAAAATCCCTTAAAGGAAGAATTGTAACGGAAGAAACTCGAAAAAAAATACGCGCCCAAAAGGGATGGAAACACACAGAAGCAACTAAAGAAAAAATGCGAAACATTCGCAGTCTGGATAAAAAGTAAATGCTGGTTTTCAACAGAAAAACATTGAACTGCAAACGGTTTTCGGCAAGTACCGGCGACCATGGAAAATACACCAAAGGAACGACAACAGAATTTACGGTCAAGGCGAGCGTCCAGGCAATTACGCCAGCAGAACTGATCTTGCTTGACGAGGGAAAACGTACACGGCAAAACAGTGTTTTAATCAGCGAGGACAATTTAAATCTTGCAACACAATCAACAAATGCCGACTGGGTTGAAATTGAAGGCGAACAATACGAGGTTTCCGCGAAATCAATGTGGGACAATGGTGTTATGCCGAACAAGCGGTATATCGTTACCAAAATAGAAAACGCCCAGGATTTTTAAAATGGCGGCACCAAGCATCACCGTACAACCGAAAACGCAGCGCTTCAAGATTGGTGAAACGCTTCTGCTTTCCGTTGTCGCGTCCGAGACCGCGCCATTGTCTTATCAGTGGCAAAAAGACGGTGTAGATATTTCCGGGGCTGTCGCTGATGAATATGGTAAGAGCAGTTTTTCCTATGCCGACGAGGGTTCCTATGCAGTAACAATTTCCAATGGAAGCGGAACAGTCACAAGCGATGTGGCTATTATCAAGTCAATGCCTGGGCAGCTCGATGAGGAATATTTACAAAGGAAAATATATGATTGGCTTGCCACGGTTATTCCCTTGTCATCTATCCCAGCCAACCGCACCGGGAAGGCCCTCATGGTTTGGCACATGCAGGATGTCGAGAGAATGCCAACGCCGCTGCTCATGGGCCGAGTTTCCAGTTTCCAAAAAATAGGGCGCGACGCTGTTTTCAATCCTGACAACGAGGGATCGAAACGGCAGGCCGGCGTCCGGGAATTCATGCTTTATCTTCAATACTTTGGCGCGAACGCACTTACCGTCCTTCAAAAGATTTCCGACGCGACCGAAGACAGCGCTTCAATCGAATCTTTGCAGGCGGACGGCATAACTCCTGTTTGGCCTGAGCCCGTGATTGATGCGCACCAGTTTCTTGATACCATGCCGGAAGACCGGGCAATACTCGATATACGTTTCCGCACAACAAGCGAATGGTCAACAGTCATAGAGGTTCTGGAATCGGCGGAAGCGACAGGTGAAGTAAACGGCGAAACTGTTTTAGTCAATCCATCATAAACCTATAAGGAGGCCCACAATGGCCGGACAATATGACAAGATGATAAAAATTTCAATCACCGAAGCGGCCCAGGGAGTATCAATCCTGGGATTCGGAACCGTATTGATCCTGACACCTGACGCAACGTTTCAGGCACGTACCAAATCATATACCGCGGCGGACTCTACGCTTGCGGCAGACCTGACGGGTGGGCCAAGCTCGAACGCCTACAAAGCGGCAGAGGCGATTTTCGCACAGAACCCCGCTCCCACATCAATCAAGGTCGGAAGGGTAGCGCAATACGAAACACTGTCGGATGCTGTTGACGCCATCCGCCTTGAAGACGACGACTGGTATCTTTGCATCTGCACAGACCGCGATCCGAATGACGTGCAACCACTCGCCGAACACCTTGAAACAATGACAAAACTGTTCATTTACGCTTCGGGGGACTCCGACATCCTTGACCCGAATTCAACTGAAGACATCGCCTACCTCCTCAAAGACCTTGGACTTAACAGGTCTGCCGGTATCTACAAGGCGGATTACACCACGGAGCGCGCAGACGCAGCTCTGGCCGGGTTCCTTGGTGCGCAGGACAAGCCAGGCTCGTATACCGCCTGCTACAAAAAGCTCGTAGGGCAGGCCACGGATGCGCTCACAAGCGCAGAAGAAGACGCTGTGCTCGGTGACCAACAGAACGATGATCAGGGTAAGTGCTGCAACACATACCAGAACGTTGGCGGCGCCGGCAGGTTCCGTTACGGAGTTGTGGCGTCCGGAAAATTCATTGACTACATCATCTTCAAGGATTGGCTCAAAGCACGCTTGCAGGAAGCAATTTTCGGACTTTTCGCCAGTGTACCGAAGGTTCCTGGCGACATCAACGGTGCGGCCATGATTCAGAACGCCATGGAGCCCGTGTTCAAACTCGGCCAGGCGAACAACGCCATTACCGCGTTTTCTCAGGACGAAGACAAGAAACAGAACGGCGGGTATTTCATCAACCTTCCGGACATGTCTCTGCGTTCAAATTCTGACAAGGCGACGCGGCACCTTTCCGGGATCAAGTTCGGGTGCTGGTATACGGACGGCATTCACACGGTGGAGATCGACGGCGTTATTCTGTAAATACCGTTTCACGTGAAACATTATTAACTTTTTATAAAGGAGAAAAACATGGGATCAACAAAATGCTATGACCTTAAAAAGTGGGCGATCATTGTGGGCGGTATTCCGGTCATTGGCTTGGCGGGCGACAACGTACTCACGGTGAAACGCTCCGAGGATTCGTACACGAAACAGATCGGTGTCCTGGGAGAAGTCACGCGCTCGAAGCAGTACAACAAAACCGGCGAAATCGTGTTCAAACTTATGCAGGCGTCACCGTTGAATAACGTATTTTCTGGCCTGCGATTGCTCGATGATATGTCGAACGCTGGCGTGGTTCCTATCGTGCTCAAAGATTTTAACAGTCTAACCACCATCACTTGCCCCGAGGCGTGGATACGGAAAAACCCTGACTACGAACTCGGCAAGGATTCAAAGGAAGTCGAATGGACGTTCGATGCAGCAGACCTTGAGGAGTTCTTTGGCGGAAGCATAAATTAATCATTTTCCAGTTGTCAACCTAACGAAACGGAGGATTTCAATGGTTGCACCGAGCATAAAAACAATCGACGGGCAAAGCGTCTACGTTATGCCTTTGACGGGTGAAACAGCGACGCTGGTTTTTTATCAACTGCAAAAATGCCTGGCCCCGGCCCTTATGACGGCGCTTGGGGCGCTGAAATCGGTCTTTCTTCCTGCGGTTGAAGCAGGGGAGAAAAAGGACGGAAAAACAAAAATTGACTTCAAAAAGTTTCTTGAAACCGATTTATCAAGGATAGATTTCAAGGAACTTTCCCAGGTGTTCGACTCTATCCACGAAAAAATGACAGCGCAGGAGTGGCTTGATTTTATTAAGCTAACTTTGTCAAGAACGACGGTAAACAACAGGGCCGTTGGTGATAAGGCGCATTTCGACGACGTTTTTTCCGGACACATCATGCTTGAGTATAAGGTTTTGTGGTTTACTTTGGAGGCGAACTACGCAGATTTTTTCGCCGTGGTCGGCTCTGGCGCTATGAAGGTAAGCGAACCGCAGAGTCCGACCGAATTGCTGAAAAAGTAAAAGAACTTGCTGGATACCTCGACGAATCGGTGATGTCGAGGCTTGACATCTGGCGGTTGATTACTGAGGGCGTGGCAACACGACAGGAAATAAATGAGAGTTACACCTTCATGGACATTCAGGTTGCGCTTGCGGTACTGGAATTTAAAAGCGAAGTCGAGGCAGCGATAAGCGAAATCACAATGCCAAAGATGGAAACAAAATGAACATCAGGGAATTGATAACTAAAATCGGTTTTGTCGTTGACGAGAGGGGAGTCGACATATACGACAAAGCCATTGGCCGCATCTACGATAAAACAGACGGCCTTTATAAAAACCTCAGTCGCGCAGCGGATGGAATAACAAATATAGGACAGAAAATGTCCATGTATATTTCCGCACCCCTCGCGGCTCTCGCAACCGTTTCGGTCATGGCCAAAGTAAAACTCGAAGACCTGCAAAACGAATGGGGTGTCATGCTTAATTCCCAGGAAAAGGGAATTGACTTCACCCGCCAGATGATGGACCTCGAAGAAAAAACACCATACAACACTGAACAGATTGCCGGATATGCCAAGGAACTGCATTCTATGGGTGTACAAACCGACAAAATACTTCCTCGAATGAAAATGTTTATGGATATTGCGGCGGGTTCCGGCCTTGATGCGGGCTTCCTCATGCAGACAATGCAGATGATTAACAACATAGGGTACGCAACGGGTCGCCAATTAAAGCATCTCATAATGTCCGGCGCAATAGACAGAAAAGAATTAGGAAAAATGATGGGTATTGATCTGTCGAGCGGCATGGGTATGAAACGCATGATGCAATTTGCGGATCGTGGGCGCGTAACCTCGTCTATGATTGAAAGTCTTTTCCAGCGCGAAGGCGGACAGGGCGGAAAATACTACGGTAAAGCGGAAGAACGTAGCGTGACCCTAAAAAAAGGTTTCGATAATTTGTGGCACTCTGTTTTTCTATTGCGCGCGGGGATCGGTGATATGCTTACAAAATCAACTGGTTTATCAAATATTTTACAAAAACTGACTGGATGGATCAGCAAGCTGACTGACCACATTAATAAATTGAGCCCAGGATGGAAAACGTTTCTCGTCGTTACCTTTGGCATAGCTGCGGCGATAGGGCCCGCACTTGTCGGAATAGGAAAACTTCTTAATCTTTTTATCGGCCTCAATTCCGCTATTATGGTTTTTAAGGCAGCAGGATTTATGAAAGGCGCGGGCGGTATCATGGGTATGCTCGGGGGGTTCGGAAAGGGAATCGGCAGCATCGTAATGACCTTGGGGCCGGTAATTGCGACACTCCTTATTGTCTACTTGCTTATTCAGGACATTTACATGTACGTCAAATACGGAAAAGATGCCTCATTATTTGGCGACATGTCAAAGGTATGGGGAAATACTTTCGACAACGCAATCAATAAGATAGTGGAATATTTCTTCGAGGTGTGGGCGCAGGTACGGGCTTGGTGGGGCGACCTATGGGCAAACCCGTGGAAAACCCTGGGCGACACTCTTTTGCCTGATTGGATTAAAAGTATTATTTTCCAGAATGACAAAAACGTATTCGGAAAAGGAACTGACCAGCCAACATCAAATTGGATGAACTCTCCGGCCTCTGCTTTGGGGGCTGGTAAAAATCTTTCTTTTCAGGTAAACGTTACCACACCTGTTACTTCCGACGTGACGGAAGCGGGAAAGAAAGCAATCGCGGATCATGCCGAGAAGGTATATACTCATGTATCAAAAAAACTTTGCGATCAAATATTCAATCTTCACAAAGGCGATTAAGTGATCGACATTCTTTTAGGACGTAAACGGGAAACTACCTCAATCATGGATTCGGGCGGTTCTGCCATATTGGTGAAACTGGACGCATCACTTAATGAGAGCCACAAGTATAAAAATACTGTAACTTCCTATCCTGTCGAGCAGGGGCTTGATATTTCAGATCACGTCCGCCAGGAGCCGGAAACATTTTCGCTTGAAGGCATTGTCACGAATTCCCCGGTATCTTTCTTTCCCCTTCTGACCGATTTTAAAACAATAATTAATGGCGGAAAAGACCGAGTAATGACGGCTTATGAGGCGCTGCTTCTTATCGCCGGGAGAAAATTAGTGAAGACCCCGAACGGAAGCGGCGATTTTGTCAACATCACTATTGAAACAAAGCCGAAAATCATTGACATCTCTACTCATCTGCGGGTTTTTAGCGACATGATACTTGAAGACCTTACATTCGATTTCGATAATAAAACTGGTGACGCCCTCCCCTTTAAGGCCCAGGCTAAGCGTGTACGAAAAGTAACGACCAAAGGGGCGACAATAAATTTTACAACAGGCGGCCTTTACGGATCGGCGGGAACGCCAGACCAAACAGACGCGGCGGATAAGGGAACACAACAGACGAAAGAACCGCCGGCCGAGCACATATCGGCATTGAAAGCATTGCAGAACGGCAAGGGAATAACGGGAATGTTTAAACAGGCTTTCTCATGGTGACTATGCCAGTATCAATACCATTATTCGACAACGCCAATTTCACTGAAACCGTTTCTTTGGACGGTCAGAACTATGACCTCGCCTTTTGCTGGAACATACGCGGAGAATTTTGGAGCATGGATATATCTGACGGAAACGGAACGCTTATTCAGTCCGGAATACGGCTCGTAATCTGGTATCCACTAAAATTGCAGTACACTAATCCGGCACTTCCAAAGGGAGAGTTTTTACTCGTTGATCCGAGCGCGACGACACAGAACGTGGAGCCGGGACGCCACGATTTTACAACGGGACGAAAACTTGATTTGCTTTATGTGAGCGCAGTATGAACCAATATTATTTTAATCGCATTTACTCTTTAACTATTGGCTTTCCTTTGCAACAGCAGAAGGCCAAAATGATTTCGGGCCTGCGCTTGACTTTTGATATAACAAAGAGCGAACTTCCCGGCGGGAACTCCTGCACTATCACAATAAATAATCTTTCCGACGATACGCGGGCTTTTATCAAGGAAAGGCCAAATCAAGACGGGCAGGGGATGACCATAATTCTAAAGGCCGGATATGAGGAAATGGAAGGCCGCGACAACCTATCCACTCTCTTTGTTGGCGACATCATGACCTCAACTCACGACATAACGAAGCCGGAAGTCGTTACTACGCTCACATGCTGGGACGCTGGTATTTCCATAAGGAAGTCTCGCTTCGATAAACAATATAACGCAGGGACGCGCGTCTCGCAAATCATCAACGACATCGTGGACTCTCTCGGAGTTTCTATTCAATCACCATTCAGTTTCGTTTCAATTGATAGGCCAGATTATGTTTACGCGCGTGGATACACTTTCAATGGATTGGCGTCGGACGCGCTCAATCGCGTCTGCAATGGATACGGCTTGCGCTGGCATATCCAAAACAATGTCATGAAAATATACAGCGCATTCGATAAAAACGGGAAGCCAGGAACAGCAACAAAAAGCACGTTCAGCGCGGTTCTTATCGGCAGCCCTCGGCGGATTGCTAAGATGCAACAGGGAATCGAATCAATAGATTATGGCGGATACGAATTTGATTGCTTACTTGCACCAAAGGTGGAGCCTGGAAATATCGTAGAATTGTCATCAAAAACTATTCCTAACTCTCCGGTGAAATTGCAGATTTCAGAAGTTCACCATGCCGGAGATACGCACGGAGCGGACTGGAAAACAACCGTGAAGGGCCGTAAACTGTGAACTCAATTAATGAAAGGGACGTAGGGCAAGCGATACAGTCGCTGTTTATGAATTTGCTTTCACGCGAAATCCACACAGCAATGCCCGCGCGGGTGGAAAGCGTAACGCCGGGTTCCCCTCTCACAGTGAACGTAATGCCCCTTTTGCGCTCTGTTGGTGTGTCAGGGGTACAAAGGGATTTTAATATTATTTCTGGCGTTCTTCTTTTAACGCTTGGAACCTCAAAATCTTCGATCTACATGCCAGTAAAAACTGGCGATCTTGTGCTTCTCGTTTTTTGCGAACGCTCGCTTGATAAATGGAAGGCCGACAACAATATTGCCGATACCATTCCTGGACGCATGTTTGAACTCGCGGACGCTTTCGCAATTCCGTTCAATTTTAATGTCATTGCAGATGCAACCTACGGAAATACGGATACTGTCATTGCTCACAAAACAACTTTGGGAACTGTGAAGGCATCGCTTCTTGACAGCGGAAACGTGGCAATCGAAACACCTCCACTTGGGAAAGTGACTTTGAATGGAAAATTGGTTTCTGACGGAGGAACCCTGTTGCCAACCGACGGCGTTGTAACGGGCATGTGTTCCTGTTCAATTACCGGAGCGCCGCACCCTGTTGTTTCACTAACCGTACTTGCAAAGGGACTCGTACCATGATAGACGAAGCACTCGACACTTCGCAGCACGATCTTGCGTTCTCTGAAAACAACGGGTCTGTCGTTGCCGATCTTTTACAGGTAGCACAAAATATAGAATGCCGACTACGTTTGATTTATGGAGAATGGTTTATGAACGTCCAGGACGGGGTTCCGTGGTTTGAAAAAATATTCGTGAAAAATCCTGACCTATCAGCAATCGACATCATCATAAAATCGACAATCGCGGAAACGCCGGAAGTGACGACATTGACGGCGTATTCATCAAGCATAGATCGTGCCAAAAGAAAATTGAGCATTTCGTTTCAAGCCTTATCGCAATACGGTTCTGTTTCATTTTCAAACCTGGAGCTTTAAATATGAGTTACGGAATACAATCAACTGGCTTTGTGGTGCCGACCCTGCAAAACATCACCGACGACTTGGTGGACGCGTATCAAGCCATTTACGGCACCCCAAACACCGGCAGCGGGTCGGTGATCGGGTTCCGCATCGGAATTATGGCAAAGCAGCTCAAAGATGCCTGGGACGCACTTGCGGGCGTATATAACGCACCTTTCCCAGCAAGGGGTGATGACGCCAGCTTCCCGGACATCATGGACCTGGTGGGCCTACAAATGCTTCCCGCAGCCAAATCAGAGGTTATTTGCCAGTGTGCTACGAACGAAGGATTTGGCGTACCTTTATCGGCGGGTTATCTTATCACAGACCCGTCAGGTAACGTTTTTGCGCTGACGGAGGCCGTTACTATTCCGGGCGGCGGTTCCATTGATGGTGTTTTCCAAGCGGTTGTTGCCGGACCTGTTCCGGTGGACATCGGCACCACGTGGACTATCAGCACACAGATAACCGGATGGGACAGCGTTGAAAACGCTCTTGCCGGCAACGTGGGGCGCCTGGAAGAAACTGTGGCAGAGGCGCGTATCCGTCGCGCGCAGAGCCTACAGGTGATCGGCGCATCTGCTCTCGACGCGATTGTTGCAAGAATTAAAAACAACGTGCCGAACGTAACGCTATGCCGCGGATTTGAAAATCCAACAGACACCACGGATAGCGACGGGCGCCCTCCGCACTCGATAGAAATTATGGTTGTCGGCGGGACCGGAGGAGATATAGGAAACGCTCTTTGGGCATGCAAGGCGGGTGGAATCGCCTTGACGGGAACCGCTTCTGTGGTTGTCCAGGACTCGCAGGGAAACAACCAAACCATTAAATTCACTCGGCCAACTCCTGTCGCTATCGCCGTCGAGGTTACGATCACACGATATTCAGAAGAAACTCTGCCGACAAATTACGAAGACCTTATAACCGCAGCTATCCAGGAATACGCGGCCACATTCAAAACCGGACAAGACTTACTCATTGACCGCTGGCTTGGGCCGGTTTATGCGGCATGCTCGGGCGTTGATAAGATAACAATTCGGCAGAGCAAGGCGTCGGGTGGTATGCAGACAGACGATATTGCCATGGCGTACAATGAATATCCAGAGCCGGGCGCCGTAACTGTAACGGTTGTGGGGCCATAATGGGGATGACACCAATCACTGACTATGCAAACCGGGCCGAAAGCCTGACTCCGCAATTTCTAAAAAAGAATGCGGACAGCGACCAGTCGAATTTTGCAAAGGAAATGCGGGCGTTTGCAGATCAAGTGCAGGAGCTGGAAGATGCAGCTTTCATTGTCTACACCTATCGCGGGATTGATTCAGCGCTTGCTTATGGAGCAGATCAGGGGTGGGCAAGCAATGTTAATCCTGTTCTCGACGACATCGGTTCAATTGTTGGGGCCCCCAGGCAATCATTATTGAATGTTGATTACGCACTCTCCATAAAAGCAAAGATTCAAATGAATGCCTCCCAGGGCGAGCCTGAGCGCCTTGTCGCAGCACTTCAACAGATAATCACGACTCCGGGAAACAATCATCCAAAAATCGACCTTATCGAAATACAGCCGGCGACGGTATGCCTGAATTTGGAAAATCCAGAAAACCCATTACCTATTGCAACTTGGCTTATTCAGCAGACAATGGACAAAGTAAAAACGGCCGGCGTTGCTTTGGAGATTCAAAAGAGCACAGCGCGGCCTTTCTGTTTTTCCGTGGACAGCGCGACGCCGTGGTATTCAAACGGAAAAGGATTCGGGAATAATTCAACGGACGTAAACGGCGGACAATTAGCGACACCTTTATTTACGGAGTAGAATATGTCAAACTTAGTGCAAGATGCAATTCACGCGGGGACCCCTATTTATCCGGACATTGCCGTCAACAGTGATGGAACGGACAACAACATCACCGACAGCGAAAGCGGCATGCCGAATGTGGCGGCGACCATGCAAACAGGTGTCCCGGCAAGCGGATGGCCTGGTAACGGCATTCCTATTTTCAACAACATGAACCGGCTTTTTCGGATAGTAACGCAGTGGATACGTTGGTTTTTTTCGTTTGGCTGGCACTCAAGCAATACCTTTTATGGTGGCGCAACCGATTCGGGGAGTACTCCAACATTGATTGCACTATCGTCCATCAACAGTGCGTTGACTCGCGCAAACTGTATGATTATTCAAGTGCAGTGTATAGCGGCCGACAATTCGATTACCAGTCTTGCGGAGGCATATTTGAAAACATCCGGAGGGGTTGATTATCTTGCGATTCCCCGGCCTGGTGGCGCCAGTTCGACTGTGTATACATACATTGTCCGGAAAACCTCTTAATCCATCAACCCCGGTTCCTCCGGGCCGGGCGCCAGTGATCCTTGCACTGGCAAAAGGGCGGCGGGTAAAACCGCCGCTTCTCTTAAAGGATAAATATGAGCGCAGCAACACTACGAGAGGAGATAATAGCACAACTTCGAATAGCTGATGCTGTCGGGCGCGTATATCGCGCTCCTGCTGCTTGGCAACCCGACAACGCAAATGCAAATGCAAAACCGTTGGCGGAGTGTATTGCCAATGCGGTCATACCTGAAATACAAAACTTAGGTCTTCTTAACGTCAAGCAACGGTTTGACCCTACGCCGAATCTTCCTGTGGCGCCAACGGTCGGCGACGTTTATCAGGCGACCGCGACCGCTCACGGCTGGACGGTCAACCGCCTTTATACCTGGACCGGAACGGTTTACACAGAGCAAATCCCCGATGTTGGTCTGGAAATATGGATCAAAAACATAAACACCGCATCGATCTGGACAGGCACCGAATGGATCGACTTGGGGACTGCGGCGGCGGAAGCTGTTGCAAGCGTCGACGGCCGCACAGGCGTGGTAACGCTTGCGGACCTATATGCGCCGATTGCACACGCTCTGCTTTCCACCACCCATTCCGATACCCAGGCCGCCACTCCGCAAGAGGATGATATTTTGTTCGTTCCTCGTGGATATTATTCCTTCGCAATATCGATTGACAAAACAAAGGTTGGCGGTTCAATAGGTGGCTACGTTTATGCCTTCACCGATGCAGCAACAAGTGTGCCTGCTGGATTTTTTACGCATGTGGCCGATGCCGGCGGACTTGACATTCGCTTTTTTGACACTGATAATCTAACCGAATTAAAACGCACCATCGTCTACTTTTCGGCGGGGACAAGCAAATGCGAAATACACGTGCAGATACCAGCAATCAATACCGCGTCTAATAAGGTGATTTATTGTCGATACGGCACGGTATATACTCGCGCAAATGATTCGGACACTTTCGCCGCAACGGACAGGTATTATCCCTTACAGACAGCAACGCCAACCGATTATGGCCCAAACGGGTCATCTGGTAGTTCTACACTGGCAACCGTGGTGGACGGAAAAGTTGGAAAAGGGCTAAGCTTGGCAAACACGACCAGCCGATTAGATGGCGGGCTTGAATTTAACGCTGGCTCTACTTGGTCGATTGGTTTATGGATAAAAGTTGCATCTACCGGGCAAAACAAATTTATCCTTACTAGAGGGTATTACAACAACGGTGTAGACAAAAATTATTATCGTATGTGGTTAGGAAGTGACGGAAAATTAAACTGGACGTTTGCTAAAAATGGACAGAATGATTTTGGTGGAACTACTCCATCAGCATACGACGATAATGCGTGGCATCATCTCGTCTTTGTATGCGCATCGAATACCAGTGTGCTTTTTTACGCAGACGGACAGTATGTAGAAACATGGAACATTTCTGGATATATAGGAACCTATACTGGTTACGCAACAATATTCGGAAACTGGTTTGGGTATGGAGCGCAGCTTAATGGCCTGGTGGATTCTATACGGTATTATGTCCGACAATTATCCGCGGCCGAAATTCTGACAATTTACAATAACGAAAATTCACAGAATTCATTCGCTTCGTGCGGCGCAGAAGCTGCCAAGGCTACACCAACATGGCAGCGATTGCCGAAACCGACAGGGTCCGCGTCATTAAAATATTCGGTCGCTTTGGGAGTGCATTGGGAATAGGCTGGGTAGCGCCATAAACTTAAACCGTGGGTAACTAATGAAACTCTTTGTTTTCCTGTTCGCTTTTTTCGCGTTCCTGTTTCTGTTCGCAATTGCGCTCAACGCGGCGACACCACTCGATCCGGTTGAGGCGGTCAGGAAGGCCCAGCAGTCAGCGCCACCATGTTCCGTGAGCGTAAATCTTCCAGACACGAACGGGCGGCCCTATGCCCTTATCTGCAAGGCCCAGGGAGGATCGATAAGAATAAAACTCACGCGCACCATGCTTTCGGGACGTGAAATCAGAGAGCTGGCGGAATGGGTTGAAAGGCTGAAATCACCAGCGTCATTGAAGGATTAACTATGGCTCGAAGCGACGACAATATAGAAATATGCAAGAGCATTTTTGTGCCATGGAAGTGGCTTGCTGTTGTAGCTTTTGGTCTTATTTTAACCGTTGCGGGCATAGCTATAGCCTACGAAAAAAGAATTTCTCACATTGACAACATAACGGCCGAAG